AGATAAAGACGACAACACAATTGACGAACAAAAACCAAATAAATAAAATAACTAAAAATGAGACACAAAGGATACTGGGGCCAATACACAGGCAACGCTAAGTGGTCGAAAGGCTACGACAAAACAAAGGTTACAAAAAGTAATTACAAAGCTTCTGAAAGAGACGACGCCGCGCATATTGACTATTTAAAGCGTGATATAATATATGACGCACATCATGGTCACAGCGACGAAAACATGACTGCTGATGAAAAGCATATTTCAAAATTAGCAGGTGATATGAAATACGACAAGATGCATCATGGTTCACCAGCTAAGTCTGTAGGAGAACATAGTATGACTAATGAAAAATTTGCTAAGCATATTAACACGGAGGCTCATCATCAAACGCCTTCAGACGAAGTTAAAGCTAGAAGAAAAAAAGAAGGTAAAAAAATAACAGGACATTCATCTGAAACACCTCCTACAAATACTCCACCTAATGCTCAACAAAAATTAAAAAGAGAAATAGTAGAAAAAGCAAAAAGAAACGCATAAAAATAAAAATTAAAATTATGGGACATTGTACAGGATCACCAAACAAAATGGAATCTGCTAAACAAGAAAAATATAACTTAATGCATGACAACCCGGTGGCTAAACACGCTAGCGGAGGATCATGGATGTCAAAGCATTCAAAGTCTGCTTTAAAAATGGGACACAGTCCAGCTGAAATGGGGTATGACTCACCAGCTAAGCATAAAGGCTCTGTTCATGGTGCTAGGCATAGCGAAGAAGTAGGTCATGAAGGCACTGGTATGCATTCTCACACAAGTGGTAGCCAGAAAAAAAGAGATGCCCAAATGGCAGCGGCTGAAAAAAAGAAAAAACGTGAAGCTACAATTAAAGCTGGAAAAGCCTTAGCTAAAAGCATGTAAAACAGTAGGGATCTGTAAAACCCAAAACAAACAAGAACCAAAAACAATCATTAACAATTAAAAATTAAAAATTATGGCAAAGTGGATTAATTTTCCAGTATTCGGCGGTGTAACAGACGGCGCAGGAGCAACACCAGCACCAGGAATGGACGGTGACAATTTATTATTAGCTGAAGCTATTATCGATGTATCAGCTGTTGTAAGTGGCGGTGGCGCTATTGTAGCAACATTAGATTTAGCAGGACCAGCAGGAGCAACAATTTGTACAGTTATCTGTTCAACTTCACCTGACGTAGGAACAGCTCCTGATGCAGCTGTACCAGCTTCAGCAGGTTACGTAGCTAAAGTTAAAGCTGCTATTCAAAGAGCAATGACAGCTAACCCAGGTGGTGTAAAAGCTACTTGCGGATTACCTCAAGATCAAGCAGACGCAACAGCTTCTTATGATCCAGCACTTAAAGTGTACTGGAGAAGCTTTACAGTATCTTAAGTATGAAATCAAAAGGTTTAGGAGACAGCGTAGAGAAGTTTACTAAAGCCACTGGTATCAAAACAATGGTAGACACAATGAGCAAGGGACTAAACATCCCTTGCGGTTGTGAAAGCCGAAAAGATGCGTTAAATAAAATGTTCCCTTATAGAAAATTTTAATATGGCTTTTAAACTTAATAACCCTCCGTATAAAATAGATAATACTCCAATATATCACGTAGATATGGAAGAAGGTGTAATGGGTAAAGCAAATAATAATTTAACTATTATTATAAATAAAGATGTGCCAGCTGAAAAAACACAAGAAGTTATTGATCATGAAATGGTACATATTAATCAAATGAAACGTGGTGATTTAAATTACGATGATGATTACGTTTATTGGAAAGGTAAAAAATATTCCAGATCTCAAATGAGTGAAGGCGCTCACGATTTACCGTGGGAAGCTGAGGCTTACAATAAGACAAAAGATGCCTAAAAAAAAATTTAAAGACACTACAGTAGGTAAAATTCTATTAGGAGCCGCAACTGTAATAAACCCAAGTCTTGCGAAAGTCTTAGAAGGTGTTATATCGCCAAGTGAAGCTATAAAAGAAATAACTAAATCAGATATATCTACTGAACATAAAATAAAACTACAACAATTAATATACGAGCAACAAAATAAAGAAATAGAAGCTATAACAAATCGTTGGCAATCTGATAGTTTGTCTGATTCATGGTTATCTAAAAACGTGCGCCCAATGGTTTTAGTTTGGTGTATATGTATATTTTCTTTAGCTGGAATATTAGATAGTATTCCAAGTTTAAACTTTCATATAAACGAACTATGGAATGATACTTTTGAAAAAGTAATGATGTCTGTAGTTTTAGCCTATTTTGGCGGACGCACAACAGAAAAAGCAACAAACTTATTTAAAACAAACAAATAACAAAATAATGGCAAGTAATCAACCAACAAAAGCAATACATGTAATTCCTAGTGATAGCATAAATATTCCTGAACCAGGAAGTTATACAAGCGGGACTAACACAGGTACAGGAACAACACTAACTGACGCAGGCGCAACTTTTTTAGATGGTCAAACCAATGCTGGTGGAACCGGATATTTCAATAGAGTGGCAGCTGGAGATGTAGTATACGAACCTAGCACTAAAACTGCAGCAAATGTAGTTAGTGTTGACTCTAACACTAAACTTACTTTATCAGCACCTGGATTAACAGGTGGCGCTGCTTACAATATATATAGAGGAGTTGGAGGTTTAAGAAACACAAAATCTGGTAATGAAGGATTTAGTTTATTTGTAGGCACTGGTGGTGATATAAAAGTATTACCGGCTTCAAGTGAAAATCCTGTAATACTAAAAAACATAAGTAATAATTCATATGTTCCTTTGCAAGTAGTAAGAGTGTTTAATACAGATACTACTGCATCAGACATATTAGCTTTAGATTAATATGCCAACTATACTAGGAAACGCAAATGCTATATTAGCAATACCAAACGCTCCAGGAACTGGATCAGCGCCTATAACTAATTTTATTATATTAGAAAACGGTACTGATAGAATGTTAACAGAAAATAATTTAGACCTAATGGTCAGAGAATAAAACAATAAAAATGGCAGATATTAAATTTTCACAATTTACACCTCAAACAGATTTCGCTAATGTAAGTGAAGTAGTTGGATATGATGGGGCAACTAATGTAAGAATAACCCCTAGTAACTTAATTAGTACGTATTTACTTACAAATCCAATAGAAATTGGTAGTCTTCTTGAAGCTACAGGAGGAATAGAACTAGGTAAAAATGCTGGTACCCCTTATTTTGCTAATGGAGCTGCTGCTGGAACTACTGATTTATTTTTTGGTTCTAATGCAAGTTTTAACAAGTATTTTCAAAATATAGTAGTTACTAGTGAAGGTTACTTTGGATTAAACTCTGCTTTAGGCGTTGGTGTTGCAGATATATTAAAAATAAACACTGATTCAACTTCACTAAATATAGGAGAGTTAGAACTTGGTAAATATGGAGGAGGAACGTTTACAGGTGGTACACCAGTTTATAACTTAGGTGTTGATGCTAATGGATTAATAAAAGAAACTTCATTAGTTGATGCTAATACAATAACAGGTACAGTAGCTGCTGGTGAAATACCATATGCTTCAGGAGCAAATGTTTTATCAAGCTCTAATCAATTCACTTTTGATTTAACTGGTGGCTCAAGCTCTAGCGGACCAACTATAGGCATTGGCTTAGGTGGAGCTGCTAATACTAAAGGAGCTATTGAAATAGATTCGTTTGTTGATTACGATGGATCGCCATTTGACTATTTTTTATATACTGGATCTGGAGGACCTTTTTTAAATTTTGTAGGGCCAGGATTATTTGCTATTAGTGTTCATGCTGCTGGAAGATTCATGGCATCAGGTATACATATATATTCTGATGAAAGAATCAAAAAAGATATAGAAATAAGTAATTCTAAAGAAGACTTAGAGGTATTATCTAAAATAGAAATATCTGACTATAAATATATTGATCCAGTCAAAGGTGATAAAGAAAAGAAAGTAATAGCTCAACAGGTTAAAAAGCATTATCCTATAGCTGTAAAAGAAGGTACTGATGTTATTCCTAATATTCTTCAACAAGGAGAGATTAAAAATGGTATAATAGATTTAAATATTGATTGCGTTATTGGTGATAAAATAAAACTTATATACCAAAATAACCAACATGAAATAGTAGAAGTTCTTGATGTAAACGAAAACAGTGTAACAGTTGATTCAATTAAAAACGACAAAGTAGTTGTATATGGTAAAGAAGTAAATGATTATCAAACAGTAGACTATGACGCTTTATCTATGTTAAATATATCAGCTACTCAAGAGCTTTACAAAATAATAAAAGAATTAAAAAAAGAAATAGAAGAGTTAAAAAAATAGAAGTAAACTTCTAAATAATAGTGTAACTATAAAGTTATAAAACAATTAAATTAAATCAAATGACAAAAATTACAGAAGATCAGTTAAAAAAAATAACTAATCAACAAAAAGAACTAACAGACCTTTTAAACAAAGTAGGTGTGTTAGAGGTGCAAAAACACAATGTAACTTCAGCAATAAAGCTTTTAAGTGATGAAATAGAAAAAACTAAATCAGAGCTTGAAGAAGAATACGGTTCTATAAATATAGATTTAAAAGACGGTAGCTATACACAAATAGTAAAAGATGCAGAATAATATTAGAAAAATTAGCATTGGTTCTGATTACAAGAACGAAGCTATGCATTATTCTGTGGGTCAACAAGTTTATGGTGGTCATGAGATATCTCATATATTACTAGACGAATCAGATAATTCTTATAATATTCATATAAAGAAAAACAACGAGGTATTGCCATGGAAGAAATTTAATTCTAACATGGCTATATCTGTTGAGTATGACTTAGAGTATTAATGAAAAGTTTATATGATTTTATTGTAGAACCGGTTGGTGATAAATATAGTAATACAGTAAAAATTGGAGACAAAAAATTAATTGTAAATACTAAAATTGAAAACTGGAAGTTCGTAAACAGAATAGCTAAAGTAATAGAAACACCTAAAGCTTTTTCAACTGGTATAAAAAAAGGAGACACGCTGGTTATACATCAAAACGTTTTTAGAACTTTTTATGATATAAAGGGAGAAAAGAAAAAAAGTAGATCTTGGTTTAAGGATAATTATTACTTTTGTTCTGTTGATCAAATTTATTTATACAAAAACGAATCAGGATATAAATCTTTTAATGATAGATGTTTTGTGGCTCCTATAAAAAATAGAGAAGATTTAAAGCTTGAAAAAGAAGAAAGTCTTATTGGTATATTAAAATATGGTAATAAGTCTTTAGAAGCGCTAGGAATAAACCCAGGAGACTTAATTGGTTATACACCTAATAGTGAATGGGAATTTTTAATTGATAACAAGCGTTTATATTGTATGAAATCAAATGATATTGTAATTAAATATGAGTACCAAGGAAACGAAAAGGAATATAATCCAAGCTGGACGAATAGCTGTTGAAGAGTTAATAAAAGTAGCTAAAGAACCTATTGTAGAATCAGACGATGATTTAGCTGCTGATAGATTAAAAAACGCAGCGGCTACTAAAAAATTAGCTATATTTGATGCTTTTGAGATATTAAACAGATTGCAAGAAGAAGAAGATATGTTGAACGACAAACCTAAAGATTCTAATAAAAAGATTCAATTTAAAGGTTTTGCAGAAGGTAGATCTAAGAAATAATGTATCAACACTCTTTATATAAAGTAATTAAAGACCATATTAAACCTAAAGTTCTTAAAAGAATGAATAGGTATAAAAAATGGGAGTATGGTTACAACGAAGAACACGATGTTGTAGTTATAAGTAAGACTGGTAAAATAGGTGACGTATACGAAATACAGAACTTAAAAATAGCTTTACCGTCTCAAGAAAATATACATAAATTTGATAATAATAAGTGGAATCAATTTGAATATCCAAAAGCTTTAAGTAGAATTAAATCTACTTTTGATTGGAGACAGTATCCACAAGATTTTAAAGAAAAGTGGTATGATTACATCGATCAAGAATTTACTCGACGAGAAGAAGGCTTTTGGTTCTATAATAAGGATTTGGCTACTTACATTACTGGTACTCATTACATGTACTTGCAGTGGAGTAAAATTGACGTTGGGGCACCACACTTTCGAGAATCAAATAGATTATTCTACATTTTCTGGGAAGCTTGTAAGGCAGATATACGATCCTATGGATTGTGTTACCTTAAGAACCGTAGATCTGGTTTCTCATTCATGGCCTCAGGAGAGGTGGTTAATTTGGCGACCATATCCTCTGACTCAAGATATGGTATTTTATCGAAGTCTGGGCCTGATGCCAAGAAGATGTTTACCGATAAGGTGGTACCCATATCAGTTAACTACCCCTTCTTTTTCAAGCCGACCCAGGACGGAATGGACCGTCCAAAGACCGAGCTTGCCTACAGGGTCCCAGCAAGTAAGTTTACCCGTAGAAAACTCACCGCGACCAACGACGAAACCTTACAGGACGAACTGGAGGGTCTCGACACCACGATCGACTGGAAGAATACCGGCGACAACTCCTACGATGGAGAGAAGCTCAAGCTCCTCGTTCATGATGAATCAGGGAAGTGGGAGAAGCCGAACAACATCCTCAACAACTGGCGTGTTACGAAAACCACCCTTAGATTAGGTAGTAGAGTAATTGGAAAGTGTATGATGGGATCAACATCAAACGCTTTGGACAAAGGTGGTAGAAACTTTAAAAAATTATATGACGACTCAGACGTTACAAAAAGAAACAGCAACGGACAGACTCGCAGCGGATTATATTCTTTGTTCATACCTATGGAGTGGAATTACGAAGGATACATTGATTCTTATGGCTTACCTGTATTCGACACACCAAAAGAAAACATTACTGGACCGAATAAAGAAGTAATAAAATTAGGAGTTATTGAATATTGGAATAATGAAGTTGAGGGTTTAA